GATCCGGGGTTTTCGAGCAGCGCCTTGACCACTGTGCGCGCGCCGAATGTCGTCTTGGCGCTTCGGTTGGCTCCTAGCAGCAGCAAAGTCCGGTATTCCCTCCACATGTCCCAAGAGCGCTGCCAATTCGGCAGCAGGAAGCCGTAGCGGAACGGGTCTTTCTGGCTGTTCTCGATCGCCTCGTGATAGGCTTGATGAAGCTCAATCAACTCCTCCGGCTCCATCACCGCCATTTCCTCGTCCGAGGGCGGTTTCAGCAGTTCATGTTTCTGCCACTCGATCATTTCACGACTTCGGCTTCGATCGCTTCGCCTTTGAGCTTCTGGGTAGCTCGCGCCCTTGCTGCCTCGATCATCTTGGCGGCGTCATCCAGTGAAAGGCCTACCCGGTGCTCCACGATGTTGGTTGCCACGCCGGAAAGCGCCGCGGCCTTGTCTACGCTCACGCCTGCGAGAATCGCCAAGTGATTGATGGGGGTAGCATCGAGCAGATTATTATCCTCCATTAGTCGCTCTAGCCGCTTCTCCAGCACCACGGCGGTCTTCTTCGCGATGTTGGTGAACCGCTTCGCCAGCTCGGGCCGGTTGTGCTCCAGCGTGGGCGCATTCGCCATCGCCAGCCGGTCGAGCTGGATCTTCATGAACCCGCACTGACGGGCGATCTCGTTCTTGCTCAGGTCGGTCTCGCTAAGGAGGTAGAGCGCCCGGGCGGACGCCTCGGGGAACTTTGCCTCCATGCACATCGCCTTGGTGGGAGTGCCTCCATCGCCGCCCATGGTGAGACTCGCCCGCTTGGCAACGACTTCGCGCCATTGCTGCATCACCTCGGGCTCCGCCCATTCTCCCTGTGGGATGATTTCACTCATTGCGTCGCTCCATTCGGAAAGTAGTTCCCCTTGATCGGCTCGTAGCCGAGGAAGTATTTTGTCTCCCCCTGCAACCGCGTCGTCTGGTTGATGCGGTCAGCCCGGCGGCCCTTGAAGATGTTCGTGGCATCGCGGATGCCGTCTTCCATGAAAAGCGGGTTCATGTCCTTCTGTGCCTTGGTCATCAGGCCGAACACTGTGTTGATGAAATTCTTGTATTCCGGGGCGTTCACCGCGCCGTATTTCTCGGCGTAGAAGCTGTCAGTTTTCTGCCCGGCCCGGTGCAAATCCATCACCGCCTGCACGTCGGCGAGGATCGCTTTCACATCCCCCTGGTATAGCTTTTGCCCGCGTGCCGATGCCGCACGCTCGTTGGCGTTCTTCATGAGCTGGGTGACACTCATGGTCTCGAAAACGAGGTTGCCCGCCTTGGTGATTTTCACGCCGACCGGCACCACTTCGCGGAAGGTCGCCGGGATCGAGTCGTAAACCTTCTTCCCTCGCGCCGACGTGCGGATGGCGGGCTGATAGATCATTGCGAATGACTCGCCGCCCTGACGCTTGGCTGCGTTGTTCAGCATGCGAAGAACGGCCACCTGCTTCTTGTTGAAGACGCCCGAGTCTTCGAGCGCCTTGATCTGCTCCGGTGTCAGGTGGGTTCCGGTCCACTCGCCATTCTCTCCCGGCTTCATCGCGCCCTCTGGCATCGCCTTGCCGTCACGGATGTTCTGCGCGGCGATCTCGCGCAGTGTTGCGCCGATGGCTTCGCGCTTCACGTAGGTCGAGCGGTCCAGGTATTCGGGATTCCCGTCCTTGTCCAAGATCGGCTTGCCGTCTGCATCTGTCTTCAGGTCCGCGAACATCGCCTCCACCATCGGCTTGTTTTCCTTGGTGATGGTGAGTTCGGTTCCGGCATCCTTGCCCTTCGCTGCCTTCTTGACGGGTGACGTTTCACCGGCCTGCTGCCGCATCATGTCGCGCACCATCTTGCGGGCTCCTGGGATCTCGCGGATGCCATCAGCCAAGAGCCCCGTGCCTTGCACGATGTTCCCCTTGTGATCGACCGCGCCGCCGAGCTTGAGGAATAAGTCGCGGACGAATGGCGTCTTGGAAATCGTCTGCTCGACCACGTTGCGGAAGATCCGCTCAACCGGTGACCGGCTTGCGTATTCCGATAGCTTGCCGGATTCCTGCATGCCAAGGACGTGATCGACGCTGGACTCGATGAAATACTCGATGGCGAATTGCTCGGGTGACAACGCCGCGCGTCCGTCCCGCTGGATTCGCTCGTTATAGGCATCCATCGCCCGCTTGAAGTGAGGATCGAGCGTGCCATCTGCCGAGCGGAACAATCCACCGGTTCCGGGTGCGCCTACAAGCATCGCTTGAATGCCGTCTTCCATCTGCCCCTTGATGAGCACATGATGAAGCATCTCATGGGTCGCCAGTTGTCGCAGCGGGTTGCCGGACTCGATATTGATCGTCTGCGTGAGCGTGGTTGGGTCGTAGTTGCTGACCCCTCCGCGCTGGAGTTTGATGGTTAGCGATGGATTATGCGCGGCATAGCTCGCAATCGTCTTCCGGACGCCCTTCCCAAGCGAGTTATAAACCGCCTTCTGAGCCGGATCGAGGGCGTTGCGGTAGTTGATCTCGTCGCCGATCACTTGACGCTGCTTCTGTGCAAGCGAGCCATTCACCAGTGATCCGGCAGCAGCCCCCGTCGCCGCGAACACCAAAGAACCAGCAGCGGCGCGGGTGATGATATTCGGGTCGATCTCCCCGCCAGCGGCGAGCGATTCAAAGGCGAGATTCACCGGGAAAGCAGCGGCTGCACCCTTCAGCGTGTTTCCCGCGAAGCCAACCGGCTTCATTACCTTGCCGCCGAGGGTGAAGCTGTCCATCAGCCTGCCAACGGCTTGTGTGGCCTTGCCAGCGGCAGCGTTCTGCCCCACACGCCGCCAGAATGGCAGCGTGGCGCGTGTTTGCAGCACTTCCTTGCCGACGATCCGCGACAGGTTGCCGACTTGCTTGAGAACAGGACCAGCGGCGAGCATTGCGGGCACGGCAAACAGCGGATTTGCGGTGACACCGAGAGTAGCGGCGGCAGTTCGGGCAATCGTCTTGCCTGCATCCGTGAATCCGACCGCGTCCAGCGAGCTTTTGAGGTAGTCGTCGCCCTTGGTGAGCAATTCTCCGGTGCGATCGAGCAATTCGGCGACCGCATTGAACGGAACCGCCTTCAGTTGGCGCGCGGTTTCCATCGCTCCCATGATTCGCTCCGCTCCTCCCGCCTTTCTGGCGAGTTCCTGAGCCTTCAAAGCGGCGGCTTCCGCTTCGGCAGTGCGCAATCCAAGCAGCTCGGTCGCGCGAGCGCTCCGGGATGCTGCATTCTGGCCTAATTGCCGGGCCATGGTCGCCGCTTCGTGGTCGCCGATGGCCGCAAGCTGCTCCGCGCGCTGCAATGCCATGCCGGTCATCTCGTCCGAGCGAGTCGCAATGTTTTTCGCGAGCTGCACGGCGGCAGCGGAGCGGGTCGCCTCAGCCGATGCCCTCGCGGCGTCATCCACCTTGTTCGCCAGCCGCATGAAAAGCGACGGGCCTTGCGCGCCCTTCGAGGCGAAGAAACCCGCGCCAAATCCGGCGTAGTTCGCGGGGTCGAGCACGAGGCTGCCGAAGTTTTCGCCAGATGCTTCCAATTCTTCGGCCCTCTCGTCACCGCCGACTTGTGCAACCCGCTCGGCGCGCGACTTGTCCATCGATTCGAGCACGTCAGCGGAACCAACGAGTCCGCCGACGAACTCGCCGAACTTCAGGTCTCGGATCTCATCCTTGGCGCGCATGTAGTCCTGCTTACTGGCGTATCCAGCAACCTCGTCCTGTTCTTCGTCGATGATGGCCTTGTCGAAAATCCGCTTGGCCCCTTCACCAAGGTATGCGCCGTTCTTCATCGCGCCCATGATCGCGGCATCCTGCTCAAGCTTCAGTTCGGCTGCGGCTTTGTCCGAAAACAGGCCAGCGGTTTGATTCCACGCCATACGTCCGGCTGACTTCACAGCGCTGCCAATCGCTCCGGCCACGCCTTCGACGGCTCCGCCAAGGGTGATCTCCTCATCATCGAGCAACCCGGCCTTGTCCGCGATGATGAAGCTCGGAAGGTTCTCCTGTAAAAGCAGGGAATCGCGGTCGAGCGAGAACGCCCGGCCCTTCTCGGTAAGTTGGCCCTGTTGGTCCATCAGCCCGCGATCGGCCAGCAGTAGGAAGTCTTCGCCAAGCTTGGTCGGCTCGCCGTTCTCGTCGGCATAGCCTCGCGCAACCCATCCCGCCCGGGTGTCGAGCGGGGCGAGTTGCGGCACGGTGGCGAGGTGTTCGCCGATCGCTTCCTGTTCCAGAAGTGCAAGGTTGTCGGCCATGTTATTGCGCTGGGATCATCGCGCGGAGACGGTCGGCAGCGGACGGGGCATTAGACGCAGCTGATTCCCCCATGCCATTGCGGATGATCTGTTCGGCCCGAGCGATGTAGCGCGCCCAAACCTCCGGAGAATCCGTGGTTTTTGGGCGGCGGGAGAGGAGCATCTTCATTTCATCCTCAGATACTGGCTTCAGATCTTTCGCCGCGTTGAGTAGATCCGTTTCCAATAGATCAAGCTGAAGCTCGCGCTGATTGGCTACAGTCTCCGGTGAATTCCCGAGATTTCCCCCAGACATGTAACTCATCCATGATCCGACGCCCTCGCCAAATCCAACGGCATCCTTCAGGGCGGCAGTCGGAGATCCATCAGGATTCTTGTATTTCGAGATTACGCCAAGGACTCGCTGCGAATTCGACTGCTTAGCATTCGCTTCGCGACCCTTCGCTTCAGCTTCCACGCCTTGCCCCTTGGCTGCCGCTTCTTTCTCTGCGATCTGGAGTTCAAGAAGGCGCTTTTCTTCGGGTGATTTTGCGATTGGCGGACGCGTGGTGGAAGCGCCTGCCTGAATCCGCACAGAGCCTTTCGGATCACCTCCGAGGGCAGCGTAGTATTCGCTGACCTTGCCCGGCCAGTAGCCATTGAGTCCGCGTGGATCATTGCCAGCGCCTTTCGGGGCGTAGATGCCGCCAATCTCGGGAATCGTCGAAGCTCCTTCGTAGTGACCGCCGGGCCGGGTGAGCGAGCGCGCCATCGCCTCGATGCTTGCTGGCACGCTGGCTTGTCCGGTCGGACCCTTGCTGTCCGAAATGCCCATCGCGTTGTTCTTGTTTCGGAACGCGTTGGAAGTGCCATTAGCCGTCTCGTGCATCGATATTGCAGCGAGGAATTTCGGATCGACGCCGTATTTCCGGCCTGCCGCCTCGAAGTCGGCAGCGTAAGGCGCAAGGTTCCTCGGAAGAACTCCCGCAAGACTGGAGGTGGCAGGGTCGGCGCGAACCGGGACAATGTCCCATGTTCCTTCCTCCGTGTTGTAGCGGGCGCTCGCCTTGCCGGGAGTGCCGTCAGGCATCGTGATTGGAATCTCGTTAAACGTCGGCTTCTCTTTCTGGGGAAGCATGGAGGTGAACGCTTCGGACAGGCGGCGCTTGGCTGCCGGGGTTCCCTCGCGCAGCGTTTTGATCATCGACTGGCTGGAGATAGGCGCAGGCTGGCCCTGCCCCTCCATGGCCTGCGCGATGCTGATTGAGCGCTCCAACAGAAGCGGCGAGGTTTGCGCCAAGATTTCATCCTCGGCGGCCTTCTCCTGCTGCCCGGTTGCCCAGTTGGATTCAAATACCCGTCCCTCACGCTCTGCTTTCGCAAGATTCGCCCCAGTGGTTTGTGCATCCAGATCCAAGCTGCGATCCGCGCGGTTGCTCTGCGCCAAATCAAGATTGTAGTTCCGATCCGATTCGCCCTTGCGGATATAGGCGTTGATCAGGTTGGCCGATTCCTTGCCGAGCGATGCGCGCTGCGATAGAGGAACCTCCTCGTTGTCCATCTCGGCGAGAATCGGGTCCAATTTATTCCCTATCTCGGGATAAAGCACCGCCATCGCCTTCGCCAACTCCTTGCCGGTCTTGAGGTCGTCCTTGTATTGCTTGCGCTGGTCGACCAGATCAACCAATCCCCCCGTGGCAGACTTGAAGGCGTCGACATTGGAGGCTGCCATCTTCCATGCGCTGTCTCCGACCGATGAGTAATCGATCGGCACCCCGTATGCTCCTTGTCCGAGTAGTGCCATATCAGTTGATCTTGTCGTATCGAACGCCCTTCCATCCTCCGCTCAGGATGGCCAAGGCGTCCGGTTGTTTCTTCTCCACGTCCTGCGCCATCACGCCCATTTGCGTCTTCGGAGAGCCCTTCATCTTGTAGGTGTAGATCGGCAGGCCCGCATCAGTCTTCCCGACCTTCTTGATGTCCTCCTTGAGCCGCTTGTCAGAAAAGGCAGCCGCCGCCGAAAGCACGCCATTGAGAACCATTTGAGTGGTTTGCGAAGACTTCGCGTTTTTCGCGTCTGCCACGTTGGATTGCCAGTTCGCGAGGTTCGCGGAATTCTGCTGCCCGAGCTGGATTCCTGCCCCGGTGTCGATAAGCTGCGGCGTGTTCGTGCCGATGGCTTGCTTGCCGCTGTTGAGGTAGTCTTGGCCGAGTGCGACCGATGCGGGCGCGCCGGACAGGATTCCGAGTGCCGGATCTGAGAATTGCTGCGACATTCCGAAGGCCGACGCGCCAAGTTGCGTGGCTTCTTGTCGACGGGCTGCCCTGAAGTCCTCGCGGTTCATTGCTTCGCTGACGACCGAGACGTTGTCATTAACCCGGCCCCGGGCTCCGAAGGATTCGCGAGCCATCTGGTCCGCATTGCGCGCGTCTTCGAACGAAAGCGGGCCATTCGCGCGGGCATAGGCTTGATCTGCCATCTGTCCGGCGTTCGCCACGGTTCGAGCACCCACCGGATTCACGCCGCCCAACAACGAGAGCACGTCGCCGGTATTGCCGCGCATGTTGGCGATCTCCGAAGTGCGGGCCTGTTCAAGCTGCTGTTGACTCTGTTCGTTAGCCTGCGAGCCAAGGCCGTAGAGCCCGGCTTGGCCGCTGGTTCCGCCAAGCATCCGCGAGATGTCGGCCAAATTCAGGTTGCCGAACTCAGGCCGATACTGTTGCTCAAGGCTATAAACGGACGGCAACGCGCCTTGTAGCCCGGTGACGTATTTCTGAAGATCCTTCCCCGGATTGTTCTGCGGCGGTGGTGGTGTGGATGCGCTACCCATGGCGGTTCAGGCGTTCGAGATTGATGACGTGACGGCGCGTGTCGCCTTTGAAGGCGCGCTCGAAGGAAAGGGCTTTGTATCGGTTGGCGTTGAGTTTCGCGCAGGCTTTGAAGTCCCCGGCGAGCATCTGGACAAAGAACGCGCCGTTCGCTTCGGGCCAACCCATGCAAAAGAAATCAGCGTTGCTTTGGACCTCCCCAACAGCGAGGCAATGCGTGAGGCTGGCGTTGAAATCAGCGCCATGCTGCTCGTAGGTTCGCATTGCTGTGAGGAGTGGTTCATTCACTTCCAGTAAAGATTACCCGGCTTAAAGCCACCTGCTGGCCTGCGGTCTTCGGCCCAGTTGTAGAGCTTGTGCGCGAATTCCCAAATTCGGCTCATAACGATACAGTAGATCAGCTTTTTCATGCCAGTTGTCCGTGGACTTTGAAGCCGACTTTTCGGCCAGTTGCTTCGGTGACTCCGATCTTGAAACCGCCGGTTGTCTTAGTGTGAACCGCCGGAGCATTGCCCACGCTGGTCGAGTCCTCGTAGAAGACATCCACCGCATAGTTGGCGTTTGCCATGGCGTTCGTGAAGGTGATGACGCGGTCTGATCCGCTCTCAGTCGCGCTGGCGACGTTGAGCGAGCCGCTGTCGAGCGCGGCACTGCCATTCACGGCTGAAACCACGCCATAGGCTTTGCAGACGCCGGGATGATACTTCAGCACGGACGGACTGACGAAATGGTCAGCGGTCTCGCTCTGCATGTCGGCTTGGACGGCGCGGTCTGCGCTCTTCGTCGCGGCCCATGGCAGGCAGCCAGTGGAGAAGTGTTCCTCATCGATGAATCCTGCCGCACAGTGCTCCGAATCGATGGCGTCGTCGGCGACTTTCGTGCCGTTGATGATGTCGTTTTCCAGCGCAGAGCGAGGAATGGACAGCCCGCCGTAGTTGGAAGCCCCAAGCACTCCGACTGACAACACGCCGCTCGAAAGCGTGATCGTGGTTCCATCCGCAGAGTCGGAGCCAAGCCGGAAGCCGCTGGTGATCTCATTCAGGCGCGCTGACGTGACCTGAAGGCCGCTAGACCAAGTGATTGTGGTGGTGGCGTAGCTCATGACTGGCTGACGGTGCTCTTGTTCGTTGGGTCCGCCTCGACGTGCAGGCTCTTGATCTTCGGGCGACCCTGTGTCGGCGTGATCGTGACACTCGCCGAGTGACCCCGGTAGCCTCCGACACGCACCCGCTGGCTGTAGCCTTCGCCCGCATCGAGCGATTGGCCTTCAAGCGTGGAGAAGGCTCCTAACAGGACGGCGGAATCCGGGTTGTCGGTCGCAAATTCGATCTCGTAGTCGCAAGATTGCGAGGCTGCTTCGGCTTGGATCTGGATTCGCTTCCATCGCTTTCGATCCGGCATGCCTGCATCGTAAGCGCGGGTCTGAAGCGACGAGGAAACGGGCACCAACTCGACCGAGGCTCCCGGAGTGAGCGCCAGTTCGTCCGAATCCGAATCCGCAGCGTCCAACTTGTGAACCCCGCCGTTGGAATTCACCGCGTAGAGGTCATTTCGCTCGCCTGCGCGGGCAATGTGGAAGTTCAGGATGTTCCAGCGGCCATCATCGACGGAATCGAGCGACTCCCAGCCGGAATTCTGGAAGTTGTAGACCAAAATCGCGTTGTTGCCGGTCGCATCACCCGCTCCAGCCGTCGAATCGAGCGGCACGGCGAGGTAATATCGGTTCCCGAAGTAGGCTCCGACCGATTGGCCTGCCAAATCCGAGTTGATCCGGTCGATGATCGGTTGAATCGAGTCGGAGAGAGGCAGGTCAGCACCCCGGAGGTTGAATTGATCGAGGAATTCGATCGCATAGACCCCGTTGTCCGACAGGAAGAAGATTTGCGCCCCGTGCTGGACGATGGACTTGCGCGCCACGCACCCGATTTCACGGGTTAGCTCGGTGCGGGTCATGTCCGATAGCTCGCCAGAGACCCCGCCGAACAGGTGGATCGAGTTCCGCATGAACGCGAGCAGGTAGTCTTGTGCAAATGGCTGTGCGCCGACCAAGAAATCCGCCGTCCCATTGGTGACTCGAGACTGGTTCTCGATCACGTCGTAGGTGTCGTCATCGAGGATGTCGGAGAAGACGAGCTCGTCGCGGACATCGCGGTCAACGTAGGTCGGTGATGCGGTCGTTCCGCTCTGCGAGTAGCGGTATGGCACCACGGCGCGGCCTTGGAAGTAGATGCCCCACGGCGCAGCAGGCTCGTGCATGAACCCGGCACCTACCGAGACCTGCTTTCCGATGGTCAGCGTGTCGGCCCCGATGGTCGATAGGTCCTCAATCGGGATGTAGAAGCTGATAGCCGAAGCGGTGGCCGTGGTGACGACGAACGAGCGCCCGATGTAGGGGACGAATGACGCGCAGGTGGCACCGTAAATCTTGATGGTATCACCGGTCAGGACGGTCGTGTTCGTCAGACCGGAAACCGTGCAAAGGCCGGAGACCACATCGACATCGCCAGCGGTCTCGGTGAATACCTGGGGCTGGGTGAAGGTTCCCGCCTGTGCCTTGGTGAAACCCGCTGTGGCCGTGCCGGTGTTGTCCGTGTAATTCTCGTCCGCCGCAACCAGAGCAAATGTGAAGGTGTCCGCAGTCGGGGTGCTGGCGACGGTCTTGGTGCCGTTCGGGTCCGTGGTCACGTAGCCAATCCCAGCCAACGCCACGGAATCGCCGGTCGTTAGTCCGTGATTCTTGAGCGTGACAGTCACGACATTCGCCGCGAGCACCGCATCGGAAACAGCCCGGCCCCGAGGATACCAGTCCCACGCCTGAGCGCCATCACGCCGCAGCCGCACCTTATCCTGCTCCTGCAAAAGGTCAGCTTCACCGGAAATCGTCGAGCCGGTCGGGTAGGCGATATCCGTAGTCGTGCCGTCAGCAACTGAAACCAAGATCGCTTTCCCGGTGGCCGCAATGACGATGGATTCTTCGGAGTTGGACGACGGGTCGGAGAACAGGCAGGAGCCGTAAATCTCAGCCGCCTCTGCATCATCGATCACCGACCGGATCTTGCCAGTCCCTGCGTAAACCTCGATCCCGACCGCACCCGCAATCTCGAAGGTGAGGGTGGTCGAGTCCACCCGCGTCACCAGATGCACGCCATTCGGGTCGACGGTGCCCGTCAGGGACTCGACACCCAACCAAGCGGGGTCGGTTGTCACCTCGAAGCCGTGCGTGGCTGTGAGCGTCACCAGAGTGCCCGTGCGAGACGCTGCGGTGATCGTCACGCCGCCCGAGGTGTCAACCAGCCAGAACGGGATGAACAACGGGTCGCCATCGACCTCCAGCGCACCGGACAAGTTCCGAATCGCTTTCCGTGGCTGCCAAGCCCCGCGATCCATCCGGCCATTCAACGAGGACGCAAGAACCCCTGCCTCCAGTTGCTCCGGCTCAAGCCGAGAGTTAACCCGGAAGAACGCCCGGTCGCCTAGACCATCAATCAGACCCGATGGCACGGCCAACCGAATATCCGGTCGAGACGCTCAGGTCAAGGAATCCTTAGCGATTGGGTAAGGTATTCAGTTCGTCGGCCAATCGATGATCTTCCCGTGAAGCATCGCGGTCTGGCGGATTCCCGTGATTGGAAAGGCTCTCGTGGAAGGAATAATCCGCACAACCCCGAAATCGGTCTCGAAAGACTGAACCTCAAACTTCACCGTCTTGACCGATGGCTTCGGCTTCCGAGAAAGCAGTGCAGCGGGCTCATTGTGCCCCAGCGCCTCCGCCAAGAGGCTCGGAACCGCAACCAAGGCGGCTAAACCAGCGATGAATCCGCGTCGCTTCATGCCCGCACCCTCTCAGGTCGGGGGCCCGGTTGCAATATTTTAGGGGAGGTGGTGGACCGGTGGTGGTGAAAAGGTCAGGCGATCTGCAACCCCCTCCCCCCCCCCTTATCCGCTAACGCAACTAACTTACCACTCCGCATTATACCTATTTGAACAACAGCGGATTGAGACCACCAGCACTCATTTTCAGCGTGTTACGCGGATTGTGCAACTTGTGGCCCTGTTGTCGGCTCCGATCCTGCGGTAATGTGACGCCCTTATTGCGACTCGATCCTTCGGTCAGCCTGAATATCGCGCGCATGCGTATGTGGTTGGCCGCGCTCGCCCGTTACCGCAACCGGTTTACATCAGCACTCACCCTGCATTCGTCAGGTGGTTGCGCATCCTTGTTGTCTCGCTACCTGGTGCTTCAATCATCGCCCGACTGCATTCGCTGCCGTGCTCAAGGTGCTGCGATCCTCTGGGGTTGCTCGCCTACCTGTGGATAGCCGCTTCGCTAGTCTGCTGTCGCAGATGGCTCGCGTTGCTTCGCCTTAAGTGTTCAGGGTGTCTCTGACAGCATTTTAGCCATTGCCTCTCCTGTTAGGTCAAGCTTGTAATCATGAGTGACAAGCTAAGGTATTGGTGATCAGGGCAATAAAAAGCCCGCTCACTGTGAGGCAGGCGTGCTATCGGTCACATCCCTGTCCGGCTGGTTCACGGCTTCTCTACTGGTATGTATTCGGGGCTCTCTTGCATTCGGGCATACAGGCCATTGAGAACCGTTAGCCGTTGATCGCTTGTCCACTGGAATAGCGGGGCGTCAACCCGGTCGTGCAAGCGCAAGCTGCCATGCAGTGCGTCGAGCATTACTTGGAGTTCAAATTCGGTGATGTTCTTCATACCGTCAGGGGGTGGTTGCTCATGGCGACAGCTACTTGGCGAATCGATTGCCGCACTGCCGGGTGTTTGGTGCTGATGAAAATCTCCATGCCCTCGTGGTCGCCCTTTTTGGCCAGATGAAGGAACAAGGGTGTTTGTGAGCACACCTTGACGCGATCCTCTGAGCGAGTTCCCGGTGGTGCGGGAATCCAGTGTGAGAGCAGGTTGTCGAGTGCGTTCTCGCTCACGGGGTCCAGAGGTTGCGGCACTTCAAGAAGGCCTCGCAGCGTTGCGGGGCGGTTGCGTGCCACTTCCATTGATCGATCGCGCCTGAGCCAATGCCGCCAGCCGTCCCGAGTATCTCGTCGAGAGCGCGGTTGTAGAGCCAGCATTCATCGGTGGTCAGCGTCGCCTCCATGGCCGCGCAGGCGTTCAGGTCGGAGAGGTGGTTGGGGACACTCTCGCCGATAGTCACCTTGCTTATGTCATTTGGCGCATCGACGAGCTTCCAAGCCGTGCTTGAAAACAAGAGATCCTTCATGGATAGCCAAGTCCACCCGCTGCCGAGCAGATACCACCTGGCCCCAAGGGAAAGAGCTATCTTAATCCGTTGCTTTTCCGGGCTCATGTGGTCGGAGCGGGTTGGGGTTGCGTGAAAGCTTTGATGCGCCGGACTAGTTCCTCGTGCGCCTCGTTCTGCTGCATCTTCACCCACAGCCTGCCATCCAAGATCGCGAGCGCCTCACAGGAGGACATGCCGCCTCGTGAGCGAAGGACCTCAAGCGACTGGTCGCAGTGATTCCGGCGAGCCTGTATATCGTGAGGCTCCATCATGGCCCACGGAACTTGGAGGTTGGGGAACTCCGTCCAATCGCGGTGATTCCAGCCATCGCGGACGGGCATATATTTGGTGGTAATCATACCTTCTCGGGTTGGGCTTTCATCGCGTCCTCTGCGGCGAGGCGCATCATTTCAAGCAGAGCGTTGCGCGTGGATTCCGGCATGTTCGGGTCTCCCTTGATGCTGGCCTGCACGACTCCGCCGCTCGTGGGAATGTCGAATCCCATGCGGCGATGCTCTGGCTCGCAGATGAATCCGCTGGAGTCGCCGGGAAAGAATGCGGGGACGTAATGCCGCCCGCGCTGGCCGCAGTTTGGGCAGAGCGGCTGCAACGCGAATTCACGGCGTGCGTTGGTCTGATGTGGTTTTCGTTTCATTGCTCGGGTTGGGCTTTGCGGAGGCACGCGAGCACGTTGTCGTAAGCCGCAACGATTTCGCGTTGCTTAGCGGCACCATCGACGGTCTCGGCATACTTCGCTTCCTGTTCGGGATGCGCCTCGAAGTAGGCACCCCAATCGACGTGGGTCTTGCGCGAGCTTTCGATGGTCTCGATGGCTGCGGGGAAGTCAGGATCGATAGTGTGCTGCGTGCTCATTGTTTCTCGGTGGGTTGAGGTGGTTATTCTTCCTCTCCGTTCACGATTTGGTCTTCCAGTTCATCGACCAGCTTTTCGAGGCGGACGATCTCCTTCTGGAGTGAGTCGCGGACCTCTTGGAAAAGGTTCTTGCCGTGGACAATCTGCGCGGCCCATTGGTCAAGCTGAGAGAATGCTTCGGCGGTGGTCATCGGTTGTAGTGGTAGAGGTGGAACCAGGCATTGCGGAGCGATCCGAGGACGCCTTGGTATTTGCGGGCGCTCCGGTAGTGGTGGAGGAAATAGGAGAGGCGCTGGCGAGTGGTCATGGTTTCAGTTTTCTAAGGTTAGACGCTTCGTTGAAGATCTTGCCGACGAAGTCAAATTCAGCCTCCAAATCCTCGCCTGCCATCAGCTCCCATTGCCCAAGATCGAGGAGCAGACTTTGCGCCCGCTCAATCCAGGCGCGCTGGGAGAGCGGCTTTGTCTTCACGGGTGCTTGCGATGGAGGAGCGCCAGCCTTTCGGCGGGCCTTGCCGACAGCGGCGCGGGTGATGCCGAGGTCGCAAGCAATGGCGGCATCGTGGCGCGACCAATCAACGCTGGAGTAATCTATCTTCATCCTTGTTTCTCGGTGGCTGACATTGCGGGTGGTGGTGGGAGCGGCATCCATAAAAACGGTTCGGCGAAATCCATGATCTCGTTGAACCAGTCGCTCCATTTGGTGGACCAGAATCCTAGGAAGTGTGATGATGTCTCCGAGTCTACCAGCTTGCCATAGAGAAGTAGCATCGTCCCATCCTTCGGCGCAGTCTCAATCGGCCTCCAGCCGTCCGTGATTTCGTTCGTGCTCATGGCGGGTTAGGTCCCTCCTTGGCTGGAGCTGGGGGCTTCACGTCCTTCATCGCCAGTTGCTCAAGGAACATAGTGAACCTCCACCGGCTTCGGCTCATATCCCCTCGATCAAGCTCCTTTGCGATCTCCTCGATCTTCTGAAGTTTGCTGACGATCTGATTCGACGAGTTGATGCTGGCACATTCGCGGATTAGCTGGATGAGCTTCGTCAGTTCTTGATGCCGCGATTCTGTCCAAGTGGTGTTTTCTGCTTTCGGGTCAGGTTCGGTGCTCATGCGTCGAGAGGGTTAAAAGTGGGTGATGTTGCGGGCAGCGGCGAACGGAATATCTCCGTCGTCTGGCTCACCGCCTCCGTTGTCGCGTGGCTGCGTGCTGGAGTGCGTGGAGCCTTGGCGATACCCATCGGCGGGAGTCCTGTCCCTGCCCTGCTCCTTGGGCTCGTAGAAGCTGATCCAACCGCTCCACTCAGGCACGCACGGAACGCTGGTGAGCTTCATGGACAGGCGGCCCTGCTCGTCTTCGAAGACCACGCCGACATTGGCGTATTGCTTCTTCTTCTCGCCCTGCTTGTTGGTGTATTCGCCAACGGTGGCGACTGCGTCGTATTTCTTTTTGTTCGGCATGATGTTGTCGGTTAGCTTTGGTTCTTGGCGAGGTAGGCGCGGGCTTGTCTTAGCGGCCACTCAAGATGCGGGCATGCTCGGCCTTCGTGGTAGAAGCAGCCATCGTCCCATTCGCCGTAACGTTCGAGCTGGCCCGCAAGCTCTGCAATGATCTTCACGGCATCCCCCACGCCCGTCTCGCGCTCGATGATGGCGGCAAGGTCTGAGAGCGCTCCTGCGTCGTCTATCGGGTCGGTGTCGGCAAAGTATTGCTTGATCTCCTCCGCCGCTCTCCTCGCTTGCTGGGATGGCTCTGTCATACTTCAAAAACGTTGTCGCACTGCGGGCATTGAACCTCTGTGCAGGTGAATTCTTTCCGGTGCCACGCCGCGAGCATGATCATGATATTGCCCTCGCGTGAGGGGAACGTCAGTTGCTCCGGCATGAGGTTGAGGTCGTAGAGCAACGATAGCAGGCCGGGCGTCTTGTCGACGTAGGCTAGCAGCTCTTGCATCTGGGCGCTGAATCCCACGGGGGCGTCTGGTGCTGGCATCTGGGATGGCTCGCTCATGGCTGGGGTAAATTGAGAGTTTTAATGAGTGCTTCTGCCAGCCATTCGGGGCGGGCGGTAACGAAGTCGATCGGGCCAGCTCCAAGTTTCCGATAGTCTCCGCTCACTTCGCGGTTGATGACAGAAGTAAGCCGTTCGATGAACTCGACCTCCAAGAGCTTCGTGGTGATGAGCGCCTTGATGGCTGATTGAGTCTTGTTGAGGTCTCTACAGTAGGAGGGGACAACCATCCGCACATTGTTGGGAGGATCGCCACGGAGCCCTCCGAATGCATGGCGGTTCTCGCGCCGGATGTCTGTCCATCCAAGAGCCGCGGCTATTGCGATTCGCTGTTGTTCTTCGTTCATACTCGTCAGTCGCTCGGGCGGTTAGGGGGCGGTGCGTGCATACCACGGCGTGAACTTCTGCGCGTCCTTCCGGCAATGCTTCATCGTTCCGCCGTTGGTGCCGTCCTCGGCAGTCTCGTGCTCGCAGTCCTCACAGAGCGGAGCCCCGCAAACGAATTGGAATGTCTCGTCACATTCGTGGGTGGCAGGCTTCCCGCATGACGAGCAAGTGAGGGCGGCGTGCTTCTCGCAGAGACATCCTTCAGAGGTCGGCGCGCTGCAAGGTCCGATCCATGCCAAATCGTAGCCGCAGTTGTATTGGTTCGTTTTCATGGTGTTGCTCTCAGGTTTTGCGCTCGGGGCGGTTAAGGCTTGGTTTCGTATTCGCGATTCAGGACGCGATTCGCCACAAGGTATCCGCATACCACATCGTGCCCCTTTGCCGGGTTCCGCAGCTTCCCGCTGTCGCAGTAGGCGCACCCGTGAGGGTCAGCTAAGATCAGTCGCAAGGCATGTTCGGCAGCGTTGAGGTATCCGATCATTCTATCGTGACGAGCCTCGTAGAACTTCTTCACTCGCTCCATGTCCTCGCCTGTCGCATGGCCGCTGAAGTAGCGGTAGAAGGCGTTTTGGTTGTGCGTGCAAATTTCCAACCGCTTGTGCAGATTATGGCACTCCGGCACCTTTTCTGTGGCCCGGTCGAGGATGATGCTCACTCGTGCATCATCAATGTCCCAGCCGGGCTCCAGTGATTCGCCGAGCATGGTGGCAAGGCGGGTGATGGCCTCATGGGTGGATTGGGATGATGTTTCCATATTGGTTCTTACTGGCGCTCGGGGCGCGGGGTTAGTTCTTCATAGAGCGCCTTGGTATCGGCGCAGGTGGCGACTCGGTTGTTCACGGCCCTGATCGCGTGGATCACCGTTCCGTGGTCGCGGTGGAAAATTTCTCCCACTTCCATCAGCGAGAGTTTGGTGGTGTGCCGGATTGCCGCCATTGCCAGATGCCTGGCTTGTGCGATGCGTGCCGTCCTTCGCTCTCCGACCAGAGACGCTACATCGACGCCGGTAAAGCTGCTGACCGCTTCCATGATCGCGTGGATCTTGGCGGACTCGCCAGCGGACAAGCCATCGTATCGCGGCACGGTCTGGAGCGCGGGGGTCATGGCTTTAATCTCCTAAGGTTGGACGCTTCGTTGAAGATCTTGCCGACGAAGTCGAATTCGGCATCCAAGTCCTCGCCCGCCATCAGTTCCCATTGCCCAAGGTCGAGAAGAAGGTTTTGCGCTCGTTCAATCCAGGCGCGCTGAGAAAGTGGCTTGGTCTTTACTGGCTGCTTTGATGGAGGCGCACCCGCTCTCCTACGCGCTTTGCCAACAGCGGCGCGGGTGACGCCGAGGTCGGTGGCGATAGCGGCGTCATGGCGCGACCAATCGACGTTGGAGTAATCGACTCTCATTCTTCCTCTCCGTTCACGATTTGGTCTTCCGGTTCATCGACCAGCTTTTCGAGGCGGATCACTTTCGCCTCCAATTTGAGAGCAAGCTTGCGCCAAAGGTCGATCTCGTGTCCCGGCTGCGTGAAGCCGTCGTTTCTCAGCTGCTCGTCCAGCGTGTCGCATTCAGGCGTGCTCAGTGCGGGTGCGTAGTCATCAAGCTCCACTCTGCCGCCCGCTTTGCGAAAGGCTCTGGCAAGGAAGTTGAAGCCGATGCCGGTTCCGAGCCACTGGATCACCTCGGAAGCAACCATCCTGTCCCGAGCTGTCATCCGGCCATACGGATAAGGTTGATAGCCGCCGGTGAGCTTGTTCGCTTCGAACTCTACTCCCTTGGGGATCTCGGGATATTGGCATTCAGGACCAGCGAGAATTATCCCTTGGTTTCGCGGGGTGATGGACTCCCATTCTTCTCGCAGGGCTCGCTCTAGCGGATGCCAGAGTCTCGCCGGGTGCAGGGGTGTGAATGTTTCGTTCGTGCTCATGGCTTAAACTCTAACGCTGATGTGGTAGGCTCCGTCGCTGTCCTGGCCGAGGTAAGCTCCGGTGCCGTAGACGTTGCGAATCCACTTGGTGCGCTCGTTGGCCGGCCATTCATCCGGCATGGCGAGAAGGCGTTCGATCTCCGCGCGTTGGTTGGAGTAGCGGACCTTGATTTCGTTGGTCTTGCTCCAGAGGCCCTGGTCGGAAAACTCCAGCACATGGGTGCCGTTGGCGCATTGAATCGTGTAGCAGCGCTCTTGGAGGTGGACCTCCAGAATTGCGGCGGGCTCCCCCTTCCAGTTGATGGAGTCTCCTGCTTGGAACTTGTTCGGTGCGGTGTTCGTTGCCATGGGTGAATAATGTCTGCATTGTGGACATTGCGCAAGCGAATATTCTGCATTGCGGACACTTTTTTTACAGGTATCCTCCGCGCATGACGTTCTCCGAAGAGATTGCCGACTACTCTGCCGCCGAAATTGTTGCCGCCCTTGGATGCCCGAGGCAGACGGCTTATGCGTGGCTCGACGGGACCAGGACTCCGCCAGAGTGGCAGCAGCCTCATTGGTTGAAGCTGCTTCATCGAGAAGTGGCGAAGCTTCGAAGGAAAGGGAAGTGACCGCATCTTGTGCTGTCTTGGATTGAGCCTTCATCAGTGCTGGCAAAAGACCACGCACGGGCCCGGACGAGGAGGGGATGAATTTTGGCTCTCTCTTTCTTGTTGGTGAGTCGTGCATCGAATGTCCTTCCTGCGACGGTGAATCCTGAGTGAAGACATTGTCCCCTATGATGGGGAACAAAGCCTTCCCACGCATGGAGCCATCCATCGTTTCGAGACACCGGTTTCCCGGCCCGTGGAGCATCGCAGCGGGACTGTCGCTTATCGACTGCTTGGCATCTCCACGGGTTGCCGCTCTTGCGAGCCGACTGATTACCTGCGCCCGGACAATAAGCACGACGCAGAACCCTAGATCTCCAGAGGCAGCCGAAGGGATCATTACCGGTGGACTACCTGAATATGTCACGAGCACCTGCTGGAAACAGAAAACCCGCTCCCCCGAAAGCTGGTCGGCAAGGGTGGGAAGCGGGTATCCGGATTGCTCCGAAAGCTGTTCTGTTTCCCCTTGCCGACCAAAGCTCGAAGGACACGCATTTACTGCCTCAAAATTAGCAGAATCGCAACTCTTTTCCATCGTTATGGAATTATTAAAATAATTGTTCATGCGCTCATGGAGTTATCAACAGGTTGTTCACCGATTGCTGACGGTTCCGGGGTCTCGTGGAAGCTCGCGAAAAGCTCTCTGCAAAGGGCTTTTACCTCTGCGTCGGCTGGGTAAGAACCCTCCCCGCTCTCCGCGTTGCTCACAGCCTGCAATGTATGCAAACCGCTTGTCTTCCGATTGTAGCGTCCCCATGACTTCGCCTTGAGCAGCGTTTCCTTGGGGTTGCGAAGAAACCATTCCCGTCTCTCCACCTGAAAAAGTGTCTCCCCTCCACGGGGCTTGTAGGCCAGATACTCGCGCATCACCTGCCAGTCGGCATCGGTCAATCGCGCGAAGTCGTCGGCCAGAAATCTGAAGTGATGCTCCTCTGCCGCGTCGAACTTCGGGAACGCCTGCCACTCGGGCCGTAGGCTGTTCACCTTCTCTCGCAGCGAGTCTTCTGATGGCATCTTCGCCAGCTCGCCTTGCAGCCAATCCACGGCCCTCTGAGCGCGTGCAGCCTCGTCGCCCTGTGCCAACCGCCGCAACGAGGCAACGAGGATGACAAGGCGCTTGAGGTGCGCAGCAGGGAGGCTGACGTTCATGGATCATTAGCAGGCGTGCGGGTTGTTCATCTTTTATTGAACTCGCGGGGTGGGTGGCGTGGTCCTCTGCTCTCGCTTGTCGCAGGCAGCACAGTAACGCGATTCAAGCCGCTCTCCGTCGCGGTCGTATACCAACTGCCACCTCCCGAAGGAGTGCTCTCCGCCGTTCAGGCAGTCCGCCTTGGATGGGAAGTAAGTGAAAGAGATGTGAGTCTGGAAGGTGAAGTTCTTGCCGCATTTGTAGCATCCCATCTCGTGGGCTTTGTCCTCTTCGTAGCCGAAGCCATCGTCATGGCAGACTTCCAACTCGGCATCGCAGTATGGGCATTCGAGATCTTTCATGGCTTCGTTGCCTCGTAGGCGGACAGGGCTTCTCTCGCGATCGAGTCATTGTCCGGGCTGTCGTGAGAGTCTGCGATCGTCTGTAGGGCTGTCACCAGCCCCTCCCCCGCGCGCTTGGCGGCGGATAGCTTCTCCCTCACCGCCGCAAGACCAGCTTCAAGCCCGGCGTTGTTCTGGTTCAGGCTATTGATGATCTCATCGCGCTGTTTCCACGATTCGTTGGCGGCGGACAGCTCGCGCTCTAGCTGGCGGGCCGTATCCCATACGCCAGCAACGGGCGGGTCGTCGGACTCAAGGTGGCTGCCGCGCAACTCCGCAGCTAGAGCACGAACCTTGCGGCCCTTCCATGCCTTCTCGGCGGCATCAACCCTCGGCGTGTCGCTCGCGCTCATGGCTGGACTCCTTTCTTTGGCCTCATGCTCTCAGGCAGACGCTCGACCGGCAGCCATACGATCAGGCCGATGTGCGTTTGCTCACCAACGCCAACAAGGGCCATTCCTTTTTGCCGGTCAGTTGCGAAGGTCAGTTCTGCGTCTTGTTTTTTCACCTGACCGCCCACAAGGCTACTGTCGAGGCGCTGGAGCTGAACGTGGTCGTCTCCGACGTGGATAATAAGTTCCGATAGTTTCATCGCTCTTGCTGGGGTGGGTTAGAGGTTGCGGATGCTCACGTTGATTCCGGGCTGGTCGCTCCAGAACTTCCTCACCGACAGTTCAGCCACCTGATTGTCGTCGTTCCAAAACCGAAGCTTCGTAAGAACATCCTCCAGCATCTTGACCACATTGGAACAGTCCGGCTTTGAGGCGTGAGGCATCAATCCGAGTGCTCGGTTCTTCTTTGATTCGCACGCACGCCATGGCCACGCGAAGGTGATGGAAAGGTGAAGGGGCCCTTCCATCGGGGATTCGGGCGCGTGCCGTGACGCGAGCAAGGTCAGGTCATTCTCGGCACTCTGAGCCTTCTGGTTTTTGAAGAACATCGGCTTGCCGCGAATGATGGCAATACGCTTGCCTGCGCCTTGACTGGTCGCCTTCGGTGGCACGATGGGAAGGTGGAATTGGATCATCTGCTCAGGGCGGGTCAGGAGCTCAGGGCTTCATTGGATTCAGCGTGCTTATAGGCGTCCTTGTATGCCTCGCTGTCCGTGAAGTCGGGCGGGATGCCGAGTGCTTCCCAGCAGTCGGGGCAGCACGGGACTTTCTGGCCGGGAATGAGGTGCCAGAAGCGGACATCCAGCTCTTTGAAGACGAGTCCGCAACCAAGGATGCCGCAGCGAATGCCGCTCGGTGAGCGATACTTTTTGAGAGGATCTTTCATGGCTGCAAAGGAAGCTCTGGGTGCGATGCGAGAGGGTCGGGCTGTGGCTCCGGTAGGTCGAAGATGATGCCGACTCGCTCGCCTAGACATCGGCCTTTGACGTGCTGGGGATCGATGCGGACAGTCAGCCATCCGTCCATATCCCCGCCGTCGATCTCACAGATGATAGGCTCGCTCACGCTACCGCCCTCCCTTCTGGGGTTTGGCCGAACAGCACGGCGTATTCGTCGCCCGTGACCTTCCGCCGCAACTCATCGAGCTTGCCGCAGAACGTCTCCAGATGCGCGCCTAGCAGGGCCGTGAACTCGTCTCGATTCACCCATACCAGGATGTTCTCAACGTAGGGATTCGTGTGGTAGGCGAGGAACAGGCAGCGGTCCTTGCCGGTAACGTGCATGTGCATGTGGCATTGCGCCTTGTGATCGTCAGGGAGCCCACCGCCATCCACCCACGAGATGAAGGTGTGAAGGTCCGGGTTCTTGATCTCGACCGGCGTGCCGTCATCGAGCAGGCCATCCGGCGACGTGCCGTAGCGCTTGCAGTCGGACAGGCAGAAGCCCACCTCGCGGACGTTCATCCCGGTTTGCAGCTTGATCCAGCGGCGGGCCTCGGCCTCTTGGATGTTGCCTCGCTCGGTGTCGGGCGAGCCCTTGAACCGTGACTCCCAGCCTAGCGATGCGGCGACCAACTCGGCGGCATACTTCTTGGAGGCAGTGGCGGAATACTCGCCCTTCTTCGGCGAGATAACCCGGTCGATCTCCGAGCTTGTCGGGATGCCGCGCCGCGCCGCCCACCATTGAGGCGAGCCTTGCGGGCAATCTTTGGCGGATAGCTCGATCATGGCTTGGGCTGTTTTGCGATCAGGGCCTTCTTTGCTCCGACGAACTTGTCCGCAGGAATGTCCGCCAGCCCTTCGGAGCCAGCCCATTCACACAGGCTCTCCAGTGTGCCGCGCGGGCAGTTGTTGAGCAGGACGGCAAGCTCTTCGGTTTGCTCGCGAGTGATGTAGGCGGAGCCTGCCGCCAGCCCGTTGTCGTCCTCCCCGGTCACGATGCCGAGCGCTGAGCAGAGAGCGTAGCGACGCCCGTATGACGTGGCGCTGCCCATCTGCTGCGCGGCGTTCTGGCCGGTCACCTTGTCAGGCATCGGAAGGTCGTAGCTGATCGGCACCGCATGACCGAGCCGGTGCCGGATCTCACCTTCGAGGTGGAGCCCGAATTCCGTCGGTGCATTCACGGTCCAGACGACGGACAGGCCGGTCTCCTCCATCAGTGGCCGAATGGTCCGCCAGATGCGATCGAGGGCGGCATACTGCTTGTTGTGCGCCTTGTCGGCCTTCTCGATGATGGGACACTTCGCTTGGAAGTCGGAGATGGCTTGCGAGTAAGCCTTGCGAGCCTCGTCAGCCTCCCAAGATTGGCGGGCGTCGATGAACTTTTGGAGTTGATCGGCATCCATGCCCCTCTCGATGGCAAGGGCGATCATGGCGGACGCCTGCGATGGCGCTTCGGCTGGAATGGATAAGGATGTGCTCATGTCTTCGGTTGGAAAGGGGTTAGGCCTTGATCTCTTGCTCGCTCCAAGTGAGGAAGCGATGCGGGAAGCGCTTTGCCGAAAAGGTCGAGCACCACACATGACCGTCTGGCGGTGTTCGTTCACGCTCGTGATCGGCGCAAACAAATCGGCACGCATCGGAGCAATACGAGCAGTCATCACGGCCATAGGCAGAGCTGGCCGGATTGCGGCGGGCTCCCTCCAAAAGAAAGGTATGCTCAAAGCTCGCAGGCTCGCCGCACTCTTCGCATTCGCGACGGACACGGGTCTTCAGGATGGTTTTGGTTTCCCCTTCTCCCGGGAGGGTGGTGATTTCTTCGGCGGTGTTCATGGTCTTGATGGTTGGTTTTGGTCAGGCAACGGTGTGGCCGTTCGCCTCTAGCAGCATGCGGGCGGCTTCCAGTCGATCGGCGTCGTCCTGCGCGATCTTGCTTTTGCAGTTGTTGATCGCATCGAGGACGTTGGACGCGCTGCCGGAATTGGTCTGGCTATCCTCGGACACGATCACCCGGTAGCGAACGCCGGGATTGAGGGTGGAGGATTCGATGGACGTGTAGACGTGCACGGAGGCTTTGCCGCGCTGGAACGCCTTCACGGCCTCGCGTTGGAAATCTTCGATGTTCATGTCAGTGCATCTCGCGGACTGTCTCTTGCGCTTCCTCCAGCGTGCGGAAGAATGGCGTGGCGGATTGCCGGACGGGCCAGTATCGCCACATGCCTGCATTGCGCTCGGCGTGCTGCGGATTCTGATAGAGCGTCCCAAGGCGCTCGCCGTTGCGCTCGACAGCTTGGCTATCTGGGCGGATCTGGCGGAAGGTGATCGAATGGGTGACGCGGATTTCTCCGCTCTTGGATGCGGTAGCTTTCATAAATGTGGTCGAGTCGATGTTCATGTCAGGCAGGGCGGTTAGTCGGTGGGCTTGATAAACACGATCCAGTGCGTTCCGGCGTTCCCGGCGTTCGTGTTTCCAAAGAGCGGGGCGATAGGCGAAAGCGGCAGGATCTCGCGGATCTTCACCTGCGTTTCGTTCCACTTGAAGACGAGCACTCCGTGCGGCCGCAGCACGCGGAAGCACTCAGTGAATCCGGCTTTCAGATCATCACGCCAATCCTCGCCGAGTTTGCCATACTTCGCAGCAAGCCAGCTTTTCTTTCCGGCTCGGATCAGGTGCGGAGGATCGAATGCTACAAGGTGAAAACTCTCGTCGGGGAATGGCATCTCGCGGAAGTCCATCACCACATCAGGATCGATCCGAAGCGTGCGCGTTCCGTCCTCTTTGCCGTGTGACCGGTCGGTAACGGTAATCTCCTCCTGTCGTCGGTCTCCGAAGATCGCGGAAGGGTGCTCCTTATCGAACCAGAACATGCGGGAGCCGCAGCAGGCATCAAGGACGGGTGGAAGTGTCTTCATAAAATCGCGTTAGAGGGTCGCCTTGCGGGCGGCTTGTTTCTCGGCTCGGACTTCGGACACGAGGCGGAAGCGGTCGCTTAGCCATGCGCGGTTGGAGTTCGGGTCCCCAGCAACATAAACCCCAGCCCCGCTCGGATGGAGGCCGATGACGGCATACGTGCTGCCTTTGATTAACCAGAGTTCGCCTGTTTGGACTCCGCGTGAGGCGTCCACGCAAACAACCTTATCGTTGATCTTGAACATGGTGTTTTCGGTTAGAGGGTCAGTCCTGCGTTGCGGAGATGAAGATCGCCATGATTCCGGTGCCGACTGCGCCGATGTAGGCTTCGATGATTTCGACGCCGAGGATCGCGAAGATCACCGCGACGACGATGCAGGCGACGAAGGAGAAGGCGCAGGCGGCGTTGACGGTTTCGGGCTTCATGGCTTTGGATGTGCGGGTTGCTCACGGTTCATCAGTGCATCGATCAGCAAGCCGCGTGAGATCTTCGCGTCGTCGCTTTCATCCTCTGCCCACATGCCCCAGCTTGGAGGTTCGGCTTTGTCGATCATCGGACCTGTGGCGCGGATGCTTGAGCCGTGCGGCGTCTTCACTGAGTCAGGAGACTCGCGGTGCAGCAGTTCCATCCACCACGGTTCCGGTCCGCCGTTGAGCCAAGCCTCCAATTCCTTCGCAATCTCGTAGCGAAGATGCTGGCCATCGTTATCGGCGGCGGCGTGACCAATGTGGTAGTGCGGCTGCTTCGGGGTGTAGGGCTCCAAGGAAACGGTCTGAGTGCCGGAACCGAAGAGTTGGTGTGTCCATTTGCTCATATCAATCGGCGTTGTGGCGGGTCAGGGAAGCGGTGTGATCGAAAGGTTGCTCGACCACGTCGCTGATCCATCGAGCCGGAAGGTGAATTCTCTGGGTCGCTTCATCTTGCTTTCGGGGTCGAACGCGCGGATGACTTCCTTGCCGATTTCAGTAATCCGAAGGGTTCCAATGTCATACCCGGCTACGTGGTTGAAATACCTAACCATCTGCCCTGCCTTGAATGCGGTTGAGTCCATCAGCGTTCGTTGTTGAAAGTTCCTTGGGCGCGGGAGAAGCGGGTTATCGGCGTTCGTTGGAAGATGCGACACCTCGGAAGATCAGCAGCGTGAGGGCTTCGGCGAGGAACCAGCAGAAGGCGACAGAGAGGATGATTCCGATAGTGCTCATGCTAGGGGGTGGGGGTTAATAATTTCCGTCTGCAAGGATGCGGACCGTCTCGTCGTCTTCGAGCTCGACCATGTCCTCGGTCTTCGCGTCCCCGGGAAGTCCGCCACGGATCAACTCGCGATTGAGTCGGCTAGCAGCAGTGCGAGGAGTGAGAGCGCGAACAACAGCGGCGACTCCGACCGGGTAGTGGCCGGTAAACGTGGTGCAGGTGTAGGTCTTCATGATGATCCGGCGGCGGGTTAGAGATTCTCCGGCGGGCGACTCGCCGGTATCCGGGGGTAAAGGTTCGCGGGCGTAACTATGACTTTTGTAGTGCAGGAAAGTTGCTCGCCGGGCGCTTGCTAAGGCTGTGATGCGCGACGGCGGCGATGGAAACTCACGCGCAGGCTCAATGCCTGCCTAGCCAGCGCTAACGCCACTCTCGGTAATCCAAGGTCCCGGAATAACCGGGAGCGGTGAATGAGTTGTCGGCAAGCGCTCATGGCGGTGGAAAGGGTGACAGGGGGCGGAGTGATTACCGCCATCCGGTTATTGAAGGTCTTCCAGAACTCGCGATTGCTGCGGCTCGGCAGGGAGTAACTATCATCCTCCCGAGCGGCCCTTCTGTCTGCGATGCGCGAACTCACGCGCGTCCCTGTCGTTTTTGTGTTGGTGGAAAGTGGCGCTCCGGCCCTGTTAGGCCCCCCAGCCTGTGAGCCCTCCCAGACTCGATAGGGCCGGAGCGAAGGGGTTACTTGAGAGAACTGGCGAGGGCGCGGGCCTGCTTGACCTTCTCCTCGGTGACGAACCCGCCTGCGATAAGGAGGGCAATGACTCGCTCGGCCTCTTCAAGCCGGCGCTCGACGGTCTTCGAGTTCGTGAGAGTGATGGTCATGTCCTTAATGTCGGGAAGTGGCTTCATGATGTTAGGTCAGAGAGAGTTCAGCCTGAACCGGCTGGAGGAGCGTGTAGGTCGCGAACCCGGCTGAGTTGTCCGTCTTGATCGCGTGCCCGGCTTCACGGAGTTCTTTGATCCGCGCCGCGAGCCGGAAGCACCCGTAAAGGTCCAAGGACTCCCTCGGAGTGATGCTCCCGTGCGCCTTCAGGTGGCTCAGGATCTTCGCGGCTTGCGTAGGCTTGCTGTGGGTCGCGTTCATGGCAGCGTGGTGGCTTTCTTCAGCGCGGCCTTAACCTTTCGGAAATCGAGTCCGCAGATGACTTCTGCGTCAGGAGATGTTCCGGTGAAGTCCGGGTTGTTGAACCAGTCCCTTTCCATCAGATGCGCAAGGCACTCGAACAACTCAGGGGCTGCGGAAATGAGAGCTGCATCTGCCCGGTCGTTCTCGGTGGCGCTCGGGAGAATCGCCATCCAAGCGCACGAGTTGTCATCGGGGAAGAGCATTAAGCCACCGCCAATGTGCGGGCGTAGACGCCAAGGTCCGGCGGTGAATGGCGGTAGCGTTTTCATAGGAGGCTTGCTGTGCTCGGGCGGGGTCATGGGGTGCGGAGTTTGGCTTGCTTCTTGGCGCGGGCTTTCAGGGAAGCTTTCACCTCCTCAAGGTCGAACCGGAGGAAGTGCGGCTCATCGACCGCTGCTGGTATCCGCCCCTCCCTCTTCCATCGGTGGACCGTCTGCCACCCTTGGGGGGACTTCAGCCCGATCAGCGGGGCAAGCTCTTTCGCGGTGAGTAGTCCGTCGGACATGGCGGGGAGGTGGCGGGGTTACTTGGCGGCCTTCTCAGCTTCCTCGCGCTCCTTGGCCTCGAGGACGATGGAGCGCACCACCTCGGACATCTTGGTTTGGCCCTTCTTGGCTCGGGCCTTCACGTAGCGATGCATGCTGTCGGAGAGGCGGATTGTCAGCGGTTTTGGGTATGTAGTCATGACGTTCGTTGTCTGCTTTTGTATTACATTCGATGCGGATGCAAACATTTTCTCGCATAAAATTTCCCTTGGATTTTTTGGAATTTGTCAGTAAACGTCAGACAATGATTGCTACCGAACGCATTCGCCGACGCAAAACTGAGCTAGTTCAGGCCCGTGTGGACCCAGAGACAAAGCGCCGCCTCCAAGCAATGGCAGAAACGGAAGTTCTCGATGAGTCCGACATTGTCAGGCGCGCGCTGGCGCTATACCTCCAGCCCGGGCGCAGACTCGCCTCCTGATCATGGCCGCTAAGAAGATCGCGAAAAAGACCGCCAAGGGTGGATCTCCCGAGAAAAAGAAGAAGACCAATACGGTTTCGATTCGTCTCGATGATGAGCTGGATGCCTTTCTCCGGGAGAAGGCCGGAGATGAAGCCTACGCGCCGATCATTCGCAAAATGATCCGGGAAGCCAAGGAGAGGGAGGAGGGCAAGCAGTGAGCTTGGGTTTCGCATACTTCTCCAGCCTGTCAGACAGGTGGGAAACGCAATGCGATTCTTGAAGTGTCCGATTTTCACCCGCGTAGCTGCGATGCTGTCAGAATTGCTGCGCAGAGTTTCACAATCCGTGCAAAGTTGCGCAATGTTCATGGTCTCGAAGGAATTGGCTGGCGTGCTGTTCACATGCTCAGTAACTCAGAATCGGCAATCACGCTCAAGCAGGACCGGGTGCTACTAGGTGCTACCGGGTGCTACCGACAACTTACCTCTCCAAAACAATGGCCTCTGTCACCAAATCCTTGAAGTTACCACCGTGGCTCGCTGAGGCAGCCGAGCACCGCGTGAAGAACCTGAAATACCAAGCTTTCAACGCCTACGTTACCGGTTTGATTCGCTATGACCTGATGGTTCAAGGGGATCACTCCATCACGCTCCCGATCGCGCAATCTCACCCTGCCGAGCGAGACAAGATTGACGAGGAACTACTAGAATTAACGAAGCAGGGAACAGCCATTCGCGGGAGCTTCCTGAAGATGCTCTTGCGTCGGATTGGCAGTGATATGAACGAGGAGCAGGCCGGGAAGGAGATCGTCTCGTTCCTAGCTGAGATTAAGGAGGCTGGATCTCACGAAGCGTAATTCAATGTTTGCATTGTAATACGTTTTACCGTAGTCCTTCCGCGACTTCGATCTGATCCTCGTCGTCCACCATCAGAAGCTTTTCTTCAAGAAGGCCCGCATCACGGAGAGGATCAGCTCCGGGGTGCGGGTCTCTTCATTTAGACCTGCGTGGTTCCAACGGCGGCACCATTGCAACAGCAGGCCATTTTCTCCTAGGAGGCCACAAGCGTGGGTCGAGCGGGAGACTAAACCAAGGCTCGGCAGCGGTTCCCCTTCCATCTGACCTCTTTAGCGCGTGCGGCTAAGGGGGAAGGAGGGGGTTTGGAGATCTTAACGAAGGTTTACGTTAATCTCATTCGATGCGGGAGCGAGCCTCATGTCAAAGTAAACCCGCTGGGGCGCTTTCTGCGAATAAGGTGACATGTGAGCGCCTTGAAAAAACTTCCCTTGTGAATATTGCCCGCTGAACACTGGCAGGGCCGTGAATCTTACTGGCTGGACCAAATTCCCGTTCCCATCCGTAGTCACTTCGGCAGCGCACGGCGCATCTCCGATGTAGTCTCCGTTGACCTCGATCCGCGCACCCGGCGGATTGCTGATGACCTCTACCGTTTTCGTTATTCGCTGGAGAACCAGAGGAACCGATTCAGGCTTCTCTGAAGCCTTTTCCGGTTGTGAGTAACAAGACGCCAAGAGGGTGACGCAGGGGAGGAATATCTTCATCCCCTCTCGCCTATCCGAGTCCCTGGTCCGCTTCAAGGTGATCTCTGAAAATCATTCTGGCAATTTAGTGGCAATATCAGGGGATGCGCCAAAATCCCCTAGAGCCGTATAGGGCCGGAGACGATTTGTAATCATCAGGTCACCAGTTCGAGTCTGGTAGCCGGCTCCTAAAATCAATGACTTACGTTTGCGCTCGTTTGCGCAAAAATGTTGTCGTTTGTCCTTATTTTGGCAATGGTGACAACCGAAATGCCCCGCCGAGCAGAGCTTAAAGCAACGAACACCTCTCAGGGGTGGATGGTTTCAGTTCCCCCATCGATGGCCGCGAGTGGTGAGCGAGAGCGCAAGTTCTTTGGGGAAGACGAGAAGGCAGCGCTGAAGTATGCCTCTTCTCTCCGCGCCAAATACCACAAGGGTCACCGCGCAACGGAGCTGGACCCTCTCACCGCCAGCCAAGCTGCTGAGGCATTGAGGATTCTAAAGCCTACCGGGCTGGGGCTCGTGCAGGCCGCGGAAATCCTCGCCAAGCAGTTCCAAGTGGCGGGCGTAGTGGAAACCTTCCGAGAGCGGTGGGCGCGCTTCCAAGCGCAGCAAGAGGGCCACTGGGGGTCGGTCTACCGGGGGCAGGTCGAGCGCATGGAGAATTGGCTACCCGAGGCCTTCATGGAATCCCAAGTGGCCACGATCACGCCAGAGATCATCGATGCTGCAATCGAGAAATACGCCAAGTCCACCAAGAAGCTCTATCGGCGCATGATCAACGCCGTGATCTCCTGCCGCGGGAAAGAGCGGAGGATCGGCAAGGTTAAGATCCTCTCTCCCGATGAGATCGCGCGGCTTCTCAGGGTCGCCAAGGGCAACAAGGATGACCTCCGGGTCGTGGCATTGCTCCTTTTCGCTGGCATCCGGCCCGGAGCTTCAGAGGGGGAGATTTCGCGCATGGATTGGGAGTCGGTTGGGAAGACTGAAATCTACCTTTCGGAGGAGGTCACCAAGACGAACGCCGACCGCCACATCCCTATCACGCCGGTCCTGCGCCGCCTCATTGCTGGGCATCCTGAAAGCGGCCCTGTGATCCCTACGAATTGGGTGAGGCGCTGGGGAGACATCCGCAAGGTCGCTGAAATCTCGGACAAGAACGACATTTGCCGCCACACCTTCGCCAGCCACTTCCTCGCAGCATTCGGCGAGGATAAGACCAAGTCGGCAATGGGCCACGCTCGCGGTTCTGACACGCTCTTCACTTACTACCGCCGGGCCGTCACCGAGCGCGACGGGAGGAGATACTTTGGCATCACCGGAAAGAGCCTCTGACATTGACCCCGCGCACCTACTCCTCCCCGTCCTTAGGCTTGTGCAAGCCTGCCTGCCGTAACTCTCGGACGAGGTCACGCAAGACACCTGTCTGCTGGTTGGTCGCGGTCAGCAGTTCCTTGCGGCTTGTCTCGCCCTTTTCTCCCTCCTTCGACAGCCGCTCGATGAAGGCGTCCCGGTCCTCGATCCTGGCATTGCGCTCTGATCTCAGCTCGGCCCAAAGGTGCATGACGCCGTAGGCGAGCCCCACGACGATCAGGGGCGTGTCGAGGGCTTTCACCCACAATGGGAGTTGATCGACTGCTTGTGCCATAAACCCCGCGCCCCACGAGACGAGAGAGAATCCAGCGCCAGCAATGGCCTTTAGAGCGTGTTCAGATTGCGGGAACATTTGGGTTCGGGAGTTCATGGGACAACGTCGGCTGGAGATCCTTGGCTGTCACCGGGATTTAAACGATGGGGCCGTCAGTGAGAATGTAGGGAAACTTCTTCATGCCAGCGGCTTTCAGCTCCTTCATGAGTAGAGCTTGGAAGGCATCCCACTGGTCGGGCGGGATCGTCTGGCAGCCTTCGGAGCTGGTGCCATTGCGCCCCCCCCGGTGGATATTGATGGCGATACCTGGGGTCGGGTTCACCACGCCGTCACGGGTCACTGGAAGCGCCTCATCCTTCGTGGCGGGCCGGAATGCCGGATAGCCGCCGCCGGGCCGGGAGATTCCGTGATTGCCGGGGCGATACCAATGGACGCCGGGGACCAGCGATGCCACGCCCTTGCGGAACGCGCTGGGGTCGGTGTTGCCATTGAAGGCAGCGAAGGTCTCAGGGCCGACGATGAATAGGGCGTCGTCGTAGATGGCTCGGTCATTCGCGCCGGTCTTCCCCATCGTGTCGCGGTAGTAGCCACGGACACCGACCACAAAAACGGCAGGCAGGGGCTCACCGGCCTTCAGATAGGCGGCAGCGCGGACAATTTCCTTTGATGCGCGGGGACGGTTCACGGCTTCCAGCGGTTGGATATTTCTTCAGGAGTGATCGGGTCACTTCTCAGCGACAACGCGCCCCTTTGGAGCAGCGATTGCCGTGATGGCGTTTGCCCCGGCTGTGAACGCGTCCGCATCCACGCTTTGGGTGGTGCGCTCGGTGACAGTTCCGTCCGGGGCTGTGACCCTCTCGGTGATGGTCGTGCAGGAGCAAAACCAGCTTGCCACCGCCAGACCAGCGATAGCAGATGCGATGTAGCAGATGGCGTGTTTCATGGCGGTGGGTTGGTTTAGGGCTTTTGGCGGCGGAGCTTGCCTAGGTCTTGAAACTTCAATAAGTGACGGAGAAATGAAGCACCTCGCCACGTTGCTGATCTGGAATCGCTGCCCTGTATTGGGAGTGGCGGCGATTTGTTGCGCGAAGGCGCAGGGCTGGACGCTCGGGATTTCCTGTGCGGTGTTTTTTGGGTCTCTGGTGGCCAGCTTCATCCCGTTGAAGCGTGAAATAGTCCTGTCCGTCCTTCTCGGCTTCACGATCGGCTGGCTGCCAGCGTTCGCCGCGATGGTGCCGCTGGTTCTGCTGATGCTCTGGATCGAGCTGCAAGGCAGGCGCATGAGGCAGCGGCTGACGCTTGGAGAATCGGTTGGCTGACGGTTCAAATCTCATTCACCAAGTGGCGATTGCTGCGCGTTCCCATGTGTCGGTCGCGGTGCAGATGTAGATGTAGGACGCATCCCATGCGATGGACCCTTGCCGACCCGTGGACGATGATGCTGACGGGGTCTTGCTGAGGATGACTAGCGGGTCATTCCACGAAACCAGCGCGCCCGTTTCGTCGCGGACGTTCTGGAACACGAGATTCGCCCGCTCGGCGGCAGACAGGGCCGCGAGTGATGTTGCTTCAGCGGTTGAGGCGGAGAACGTGCGGACGTTGTAGAAGTAACTAACCCCGCTGTTTGCTCCGGTGCTCACGAACGATGTATTTCCAATCTCGCCGCCGTTCCACGTGATCCCCCTTGCGTTCAGATCGAAGGATGTAGAGTGGGCAATGCAGCCGGAGAAATTCCACCCGCCGAAAGTCTCATCGATGTTAGGGTCAGTGTAGATCCCCGTAGTGCAATGGTTGACGCTGCCGCCGATCCATCCGCCGTGCCCGGTATTGGAGGCATTCATGAGGCGGAAGCCGTAGGTGCAGAATGTCACGTGGCAGTTGGCAAAGGCCGTGTTTCCGTTCGATTCCACGAAACCATATCCGCAGGCAGATGCATGGCAGTTTGAGACCACCCAATACTCCGCGTTGAACTCGGCTCCTGTCCCCGCGCAAGTGTCGAAGTAGCAGTTCGCCATCCGGTTGCCCTTGCCTGTCGAACTGAAGGCGTAGAATCCCATTCCGGATGCTGCCGTGCCCCAGTTTTTGAACGTCACCCCATCGACCAGCGCGCCAGTCGTGCCAATCGGCCACACCCCACGACGGTTGCCGACGTTGCCGCCCTCAAGTGTCAGGGGGCCAATAAACTTCCAGTTGGAGACGGACGTGGGGGCTGTCGCGAATCCGGAGGTGAAGAGCGCAATATCAAGGACAGTCTCGCGTCCTACTCGGGATGATGCGCTGCTGCCATTGATGTAAAGCCTCGCTCCGTTCCAAATGTAGGTGCAGGAATCCACCAACAAAAGGTTGGTCTCCGCCATGTAGTAGTCGCCCGGCGCGCAGATCAGCGTTTGTCCTGCGGTGAGCGCTTGGATTGCGGTGGTCAGCGCCACACCACGCGCAGCATCCGTGTTAGCGGTTGCAACGTATTCGGTGCGCGCTCCGGTCTTGGAGACGACAGTGGCAGCAAGCCGCGCCGTTAGCGGAGCTTCAAAGTTACCCGTAAGGATGGCGCTCATCGGTTGTCGCGAGTGGGAAGGAGGTTTACCGCGATGGACGTGGAGCCGGTCGCGCCGGAGACCGTCAGCCGGATCTTGTGGCCGGTTGGGATGAACGTCTCCTCAGCGGTGGCCGTCCAAGACCCGCCATCGACCGCTGAGTAGGTCTCCGTTGGATAGGCCGGATTCAGCGCTGTCAGGGTGACAGTCGCGCTCGCAAACGTGTCCTTGAGGGTCAAGAGATGCTCGCGCCCGGCAATCGTGTTGAACTCGTAATCGCCATTGGCGGTGAGTAGCGAGAATGGTGAAGTATTTGCCATGATCGTAGGTTGTTAGCGGCGCTGCATGTTGCCGTGGGAAAGGACGCGGGTTTGAAGGTGTGCGCCGTTCTGGCGGGAGACTTTGGCCAGTTGCTTGTCGAGGTCTTCGCGGGCGTCACCGTTGAGAAGGATTGCGGCCTCGGGTTCCTTGTCGCTGAACAGGAAGTCCGCAGCGGCTCCGGTTGCCATCCACTCGAACCACTCTTCGGGGACCTCATCCTCTTCGTCGTCTCCCGTGCCGTAGGTGGTCGAGAAAGCGGCTTTGTAGGTGATGAAGGCGGAGTATGCCGCAATGGCAGTAAGCGTGAAGCTGCCAGCGTTCCCGGCATCATTGGATTGCCACTGGGCCACATCGACCGGCGAATCGATGTCGTCTATCGCCGCGTCGGAAAAGTAGTCCGCCCCGCCGTCGCCGTTGAAGGTTCCACGCAGCGACCATCCCAGCGATCCGTCATAACGGAGATTGAACCAGCTTCCAGCCGCTTCGGCGGTTGCGGTTCCATTCGTGCTGTATTGGGATTTGCCGTTGTAGTCGGTGGAAATCGGCAGGTAGCTGCCAGCGACCGGCACGTTGCGGTCGGCAGCGATGGTGAAGTCGTAAATGGCTACCGTGGCATCGCCAGAGACGAGAATCCCTTGGTCTTCGCTGTATGCGACCGGCTGATACCCCGTGATCTGAACGCCGTCGTCTTGCGCGTTCCAGTCCACGTATTCGCCAGCAGGGTCGCTGATGAACGGCTCCGACTCGTGAATCCGCTGGATCGTCCCGATGTCGCGCAGGCCGTCTTGCGAGTAAGGCAATAGCCCGTCTTCCGAGACGATCCGTTCCTCACCCACAACCAGCCAGCGCGGCCATAGCTCCGACTCGGCGTAGGCCTGCTTCGCCCGCCGGTTGATGAAGATCTTCACCCGTGCGACTTCCGTCGTGTTGGCGTCAGGAACGCCCGCAAGCGCCAAGGCTTGGGCTAGGCATTCGCTGTAGGGGCGGGTGGTCATACGTCAGCGCACTTCGTCTCCGGGCACAGGCGGTGCATGTCCCGATGAAACCCTCGATCGAAGAGCGCATCCGGGCCGTATTTGGCGTCAATCTCGAATGCCTGTTGCTGGTCGAGAATCGTGACGAGCTTGAACTTGCCGGGCTTCTTGAGCTTTTGCGCCTCCCTCGCGGCGAGAGCTTCGGCGGCAGCAGCGCGCTCCCGCGCCTTGGTCGTGGCCTTGTTGAAGAGCCATCCCTTTTGAAGGACAGCAGAAAGCTCAAGGGCCGCCCCCTCCTTCAGCCCGAGATCCATGATACTTGCGATGATCTGAGACATGGCGGAAGAAAGCGCGGGCTTCCAAGCCGGAAGCCCGCGCCAGTGAGGGGTTATAGCGCGACAGAGGTGTCGATGATCCGCGCGAGGAAGATGATCTTGCCTTGCGTGGACTCCTCCCACTTGAACCCGGTCGGCGTGAACAACGCCTTCACGGTTTTCGCAGCAGTGTAGGCCTTGCCCTTGATGACGTTCGAAGTGGTGGAGGTATCCGATGCCGTCCCGATGAAGTAGGCCCCGGTGTTGAAGCCGAGGAATACTTCGGTTGCATCGACGTGGATCACCGAGGAAAGCTGGAAGCCGTCCGGGTCATCTTCATCGCCGAGCTGAACGGTGCCGGTGGTGCCGCCGCCGCTATCATCGAATGCCGTGACGACACGGAATCCGACGCTCTCCACGATGGAGTAGGCGGGGATATTGAACAGCGATACCGTCACCGTATCGGCATCGGCGGCGCTGGTGACGCCGAGGAAGTCGGTGTAGTCCAGTTCGAGGCGGTGCGTCCACCCGTGGCCAAGCTCGTTGTTGCAGAGCGGCGGGGCGATCTTGGTGGTAATTGCTACATCAGCCATGGTCGTAGTTGGTCAGTTGTTGGGGTGATTAGGCCGACAGGGTGACCTTGCCGAGGGCGCGAGGATCGCGGACCACGAGGGTTGCGAGCATGTCAACGTAGCCACGAGGCCCGCCACCAAGGTCGGGGAGCGGATAGCCCTGCGCCTCCTGCATGTAGCGAACTTCGAGGAAGTCCGGATCGAGCAGGAAGCCCTTGAGCGAGCTTTGGCACTTGGAGTTTGCGGCCACCATGCGGATTAGGCCGAAGTCGGAATCGAACACCTTCACGGAGAGGGTGATCTTCTTCGACTCGGCGGCTTGATGGACGTGGTAGACCGTCTCGCCCGAGTTGTTGTCGGTGCGCTGGAATTCGCCGACTTCCTGCTGGACGCGGGAGCCGTTCACCATGGTCACGTTTGCCACGCCGTTCTTCTCGTCGTGCATCGAGCGAAGCACGTCGTTGAGCGTGATTTCCGTGAGCGAGGTGATGATCGAACCGGCGGGAGTGCGGTATTCGGCTGGCACGTCAGAAGGACCGGCGGAATCGATCCACTTGTCCAAACCGCGCATCTTGGCGGCGACCCCTGCGGACTGCGTGACGCTGTCATTGTCGGATGCCAGCGCCTTCTCGAAATTGCGCTTCAGCTCGGTCATGCACTTCGCCTTTGCGCGAAGCGAATTCTGGTTGCCCGCCGAATCGGAAAGCTCCTGCTCCTTGGTGACGCGCCATGTCTTCCAGAAGCGCTGCACGCGGCCATTGAGAACGGCCACGCCGTCGAATTTGTCGTCGAACGTAGGAACGTCCTGACCTTCGACAACACCATCGGTGTCGGGGTCGTCGTATTCGTCGATCGGCCACTCGATCAGAGTGTTTTTCGGCTTGGGTCCACGCTTGAGGAGCATCGTCAGCGGGTATTTCCCCGCGTCGAGCATGGTGAGCTTATTGTCGAGATCCTCGACGTTCGCGATGGCGCTGCCTTGTCCCGAACGGGCGGTCTGCGCGGAAGGCTGGTAGGTGGTGGAAACGGACATGATGAGGAATGGTTAGGATTCTTCCGCCATGCCGAGTTTGATGAGGTTCTCCTGTGTCGGGTTCTCTTCGTATCGGCGGCGGGCTTCCTGAATTCGCTTCGTCTTCGCGTCCGACTTTGCCGCTGGTTGCACTGCCACACCTGACGGGGTTGAAGGCGGTTTGGCCTTTGGTTTGGTTCCCGTTGTGACTGGTGCTTTGACTGGCTCTGTCTTGCCTTTTGAGGCATTCCCGACCGCTAGAGCTGCCATCAAATGGAGCATTGGGCGCGATTCGGGGAATGCTTCGAAGAGCTTCTTGAAGTTCGGCGATTCAGTGACTGCCTTGAAGTTCTTCGTGACCTCTGATTTCTCGTCTGCCAGCGCTGGCACCCTTGAAAGCGCCTCTGCCTTGGCTGTCTCTAGCAGTTGCTCGGACTCCGCAATTCGGCGGAACTCGGCTTGTTTGCTCGGGACTGCTTCAGTCAGGGCCTCTTCGACCTCATCTCTGAGATCTTCGAGTCCTCCTCGGGTAAACGTCTCTCCGTCAACTTGGAACGGCTCGTTGATGCCGTAGTCCGCATGCTTTCGGAGCGTCGTCCTGATGTCCTTCGTCAGCTTCTTTAGGCGAGTCACCTGCTCGGCGAGCTTTTCGTCGTTATCGACCCCTTCGAGGAATCGCGATTTGACGGGCTCGACTGCGGTGACTGTCTGCGGTTGCTGGGCTTGGAGAGCGGCAATCGTTTCGTCCTTCGCTCGGTTTTCGCGCTTCAGACTTTGGATGTCTGCGGCGGCGCGGCTCTTGAGCTTGGTTCTAACGACCTCCCACTGCTCATCGGTGAGGCTGTCTAGATCGAGTGCATCCACTCCCTCCGGCTCTTCCTCGGATTCCTCCTCTTCGAGCTCTTCTGCCTCTTCGGCTTCGGGCTCCTCTTCGGATTCAACCTCGGCTTCCTCTTCTGGAGTTTCCGGCTCGTCGGTCTCTTGAACTTCGGTCTCCCAAAGGGCCACGAGGGCGGCTTCGGAAAGATCATCTGACGCGGGTTTTTCGCCCCCTGCGATGGCGTCTGGCTTGTCGTTTTCCACCGTAATTGCGCCTTGGTGATCGGCGATGCTGATTCCTTAGTGAATTCGTAAGGTAAAGGCAAGGTGAATCCTTACCCCTTCACTAAGGTTTCAACAAAATGCCCGCCTCCATTGCTGAAGGCGGGCAACCATGATGCACTCGAAACGCCCCGGAAATCAGGCGGGCGGCTTGATCTTCGCTCGCTTCTTTGCAGATGGAGGAGGAACCGGCGTCCCTGTTGGAACCTGGAAGAGATCCAGCAAATCAGTGAGCGCGTTCACCTCGGCGGCAGTCTTCCGAAGCTCGCAGTCGGTCGTGTAGGTGCCGAGCTTCGTGATCGCCCTCTCACGCCTTTCGACAAGATCGCCGAGGATGATATGAAACCGCTTGTCCCCGCTCAGGAACTCAACGGCCTCTTGGAATGGGTCTTTGTGGTCGCTCATGCCACGTTCGTTCCTTGGAATTGTGCTGGGGCAGTGCCGAGACGACCAATCGTAGCGTTTTGCGCCTGAGTGATCTGGAATTGGTATTGCTCGATGTATTTCTGAAGGCGCTCTTGCAGTGCTTGGTTGGTCTGGAGAGCCTGCGCAACATCCGGCTGCTGTGTCCATTGCGGGATGGCCACTTGGAGGGCAAATTGTGCGCCATTGGGTTGCGCCCCGACTTCGACCCCACTGTAAATCTTGGTGAGGTCGTCTGTGATCGAGCGTTGAAGCTTCTGCTGATTCTCCTCCGCTGGAAGCAGCACGGCGCTCGCAAACGACGGGCTGATGGAGTGGCAGACAAACTCAATCATCTTGCCCTTGTCGATGCGGCCCGGCGTGTCGAACTGCATCACGCTCACCATGGCCTCAAGCTGCGCTTTAGCAGTTTCCGGGTCATTCGAGAGCGTATCGAAGCTCATCGTGAACTGGAATTCGTCGTCCTCGACGTTGTCCATTGTGATCGGGTCCGGCGTGCCTGTGACGTTGAAGAAAATCTGGTCCGGACCGAACCGCTGGAAGCAGGTGTAAGCCAGCTTCAGAACCCTGCTCGCATGCTTGAGCGTCTTGTTT